GGGTTGCACCTCCGTCAAACTGTGTTATCGCCGCGGGACTGTATGAAGCCCTGGACGATAAGGTCGATACTGATATAGGCGAGGTCGTCCGGCCTCACCTCGAGCGATAGCCAGCTCCCGCGGGGGATCATGTTGTCCGAGCCTACCAAAAAGGCCGTTATATCGAGCTCGGCATTTCTCCCGGCGAAATCCGCCTTTTTCTCCCCGTTGACGTAGAGGGAAAAATTCTGAGGGTTGCCGTACTCGAAAATGCCGGGTGTGATCTTGTGCTCGTGGCCGGGTATCGTGACCTTATGGGAATGGCCGGGGATCGTAATATCGTGCGTATGGGCCGGGATCGTTACCTTGTGGGAGTGATCGTCGATCTCTACCTCGTGATTGTGCCGCGGGATCGTGATTTCGTGGTCGTGCTCTCCGTGGGAGTGGGCGCCGGACTCGATAAAGGTCGCGTAGCCGTCCGCGATCACGTTCCCGTTGGCGTCCTTTCCGCCGTAAACGGCCAGCTTTACGCGGTCGGGTATGCCGTGGTTATGCTTCGCGGCGTTATACATGGCCGCCTCGGTCGGATAGATGTTTTCGGCGGAAAGAATAACCGCGGTCGCCGTGAGCGTCTTTTTCGCCTCGTAGGTGGTGGAGGTGTACGTCCCGCCGCCCGAGGTGGTCGTCGCGGTGGTTCTGCCGCCCGACGAGCTCGTCCGGGTGTCCTCGTCGCTCGTGCTCGAGGTGATGGTCTTACTCTCCGCCGCCTCCGTGGCCTTGGAGTATGCGCGGAACTTTTTCATGCGTACCTTTACGAGGACTTTATTCACGATCCGCATTTCCGAGGGGAGAAAGAAATCCATTGTCGCCCCGGAGTCCGGGGCGCTGTTGGCTTGGAGGGCTTGACTGTAAATCTGCGTCGCGCCCTGTGCGTAGGTCTGCTCGATCCGCTGACGATCCGCCATATCGGCCAGAGAGGCCGCGATAGAGGTCTCCCGGTTGGCGACGGTGATCGTGGACTCTTTCAAATCGTCCCGTTTCCTGGTTAGCTCGGTTATGTAGGTATCGACGGAGTCCCCGACCTCCGGGAAGATAATACGGACGCGCTTTCCGATTGCGGCCTTATCATAGTCCGAGGCCGTGAGTTCGTGAAAACCCACGGAGTAGGAAACGAGCGGCTCTTGCAGTTCTGAGAGCATGATCTCCGCCGCCGCCTTGAGGGAGGCCGCGTCCTCATACCGCCGATCTATCCACACCCTTTCAATGATCCCGTACTTGTCCGTGATTTCTTTCGGGCTCTGAATGTACGGGACGCCGTCGTTTACGCCCTTAATATTGAGCTGGTTTATGCCCTCGCCGTAGCCCAGCGGATAAAGCCGGGTAACGATATTCTGAGGATCACGGCCTCGTGTGTAGCTCGTCATATTGTAGCGGCGCCGGACGTACATTTCAGGCCGCCCGGTCGTGACGAGCTTTTTCAGGGAGAGGCGCCACGGGTAAACGGTGGTATCTGTGACGATCATAGGGGACGAGAGCGGAGAGAGGACGGAGAAAAGCGCCGATAGGAGCGACTCTTGCTCCCACCCGTATTCAAATTGATTTCGGAAATCGCACTCGTCGAGCACCCAATTTTTCACGAGCTGGTGATCCAGGATATAACGGATCACGTCGGCTGTGTAGACGCCCAGGTTTCCGACGACATGGTAGCCGAAAAGGACATTGTCGATCAGCGTCGCGAGGACGTGCTCGCATTGATAGGAAATCCCGCCCGACTCGGAGACGGAGAGGGTCTCCGGCATGATCCGATAGAGCTCCCCGCCGTCCGGGCGGACGTAATAGAACGGCTTACAATACTCGTTTTTCGAGTCTCCGTATGGGAGGGAAAAATAGAAATACCACACGGAGTTGATTTTCTGCGACTCGGAGGCCGCGTAGGCGTTCTCGAGGATCGCCACGCGCCGCCGCGTCTTGTCGAATACTTCAATCATAAATATCTCTCCGTATAGATGATCTGTCCCTCGAGGGCGCCCCCGGTCGCGCTTTCCACGATCAGGCGGAGGAGCTCTCTCGAGACGTTGATCCAGTCTCCCGACTGAGCATAGAGCACGTTTTCCCCGTCCAGCATGGCGAGGAAAACGTCACTATCGAGCCGGAGCTCGCCCCCTGGCGGAATGGTGACTTGCATAAGCACGACCTCCGCCGTCTGAGATGTGGCGTCCATGATCGCCGTGAGAATATCCGCCGCCACAAAGGCGGTGCAAATATTCTTCGAGGCGCTCCCGTTTGCGTTTAGGGCCTCGTAGGCCGCGACTATTGTCGGGATATGCTTCGACCCCTGCACCGCCGCCGCGAGGCTGTCAGCGGACGTCAGGGCGGCGCGGAGGTTCTTTATTGCCCCCACCTCCGCCGCAAGCCGTTCCGCCGCCGTAAACTGGGCGACAATGTTCGCCGACATTTTTACCGTGGAGGAGAGGGCCTCGGTCGCGCTCATGGTGGAGACGACCGAGATCGTCCCTCGGGTGTAGCCCTGGACGGCGTCGGCGTACCGTTCGCGGACGTCTACGGGGATCGCCACGCCCGCAACGGAGTTCAAAGCCTCGGAGAACGTCTCCGCGATCTCGATTGTTTTCGTCTCGAGATTGACGGAAAATTTCGCGAGGCTATATCTCCTCTCAAACATCAGTTAATCCCCACCTCGATAGCGGCCTCGGCAATCGTCGGCATATATCCTTTCTTGATCTCCACCGACTCGACAAGAGCCTTGATATACACGGGCTCGCCGGACGAGGAGGCCGAGTAGATGGCCGAATGTGTCCAGGTGCCCCACGCCGTAGAGGGACGGTTGAACGCGGTCGCGACGGAGTTCCGGGCGATAATCTGTCCCGAGGTTTGCTCCGCGGGGGCGCCGAACGTGAGCGCGGCGCGGGCGTAGTTGTCGCCGGAGAGCTCGGAGCCGCCCGCCTCCGGCGAGCCGTTCCAGAGGGAGAAATACGGTGCGATCCCCTGGATCGACTGGCCGCGGAGAATGTTCAAAACCTTAGTTTTCCACGCTCTCGAGAGGTTTCCCGTGAGATAGAAAAGGACGTCTCCGGCAAGGAACACGGGAGGCTCGTCGGCGCCGATTACGAGGGGTTCCACGAGCTCGCCGCGGCAAAGCATATTGCCGCCCGCGAGGGAGTCCAAAATACCGACGTGCGTAATGGTGCCCGCCGCGGTGACGGGCGTCGGGAAAGTAATGTCCTCGAGGTTTTGGACGCCGATACCGCCGTTTGTCTCTGCGGGAGAGGAGAAATCAATCTCGATCCGCTTATATCCCGCATAGCTTACCTCCGTACCGCTTGCCCCGTCCTCGCCGGGGTCGTTGAGGTAGAGAGCGAGGTAGACTTTCGCGGGGGCCGCAAAGGTGACGCCGCGGAGGACGTTCAGGACGCCGTTTTCCAGGTAGTCGCAAGCATACATGATTAAACACTCCTTTTTATGGCTGTAATGGTTACGTTTGAAATATCTGTTTCCGACGTGTTGCGGAGCACGATCACGCAAGGGGCCTCCGCCGTCCCCTGGTAGTCGATCACGTTCTCGCCGTTCTTGAGCGGCTCAGTGATCGTCTTTCCAAATGCAAAGGGCGGGTTATACGACCATGTGATCGTAAACTCGCCATATTTGAGGTGTTGGGACATGGGCGGCCCGCCCGACAATCTGGCGAGATAATACTTGTCCGGCTCGCGGTCGAAAATCAGCCGCCCGGAGCCTGAGAGCCAGTAGGCAATTTCCCGGCACACCTCCGGGACAGTCTTTCCCTCCGGGCAGACGAACGAACAAAGAACGCTCTCGGCCCGCTCGTTATAGACCGCTCCGACGTCGTCGTAATAGCCGGAGCGCCCGGGGATCGTGATTTTTCCCTCCCGCTTGGGCGGGAGGAGTGTCCGGCTTTGATCCTGTGTGTAAATGCCGAATTTGCTACTATGGACGCCCTTAAAGGAAAATCCGCTCATAGGCTACCGCCTCCTCTCGATCTTTTTTCCCGCTCCGTCATGTAATAGAGCTCTTGGGCCACGCGCTCGACGTCCTGGTCGTCCCGGACTTCCATTTTCTCGATATGGAATTGATAGGTCGAGCCCCCGCCGCCCACTTTCTCGGTGGCCGCGGCGACGACCGCGGCGGTCTGCCTCTGCTGGGCGGCGACGGCGTCGGCCTCTGTGCCTTTCGGCTGCGCCCGCTCATAGGCCCGGATCGCGGATTTTGCGAGGGACTCATACGTCCGCTCGAGTTGGCTCCGCATATCCTCTCCGCCCTCAATGGCGCCGAGGATCGTATTCCGACCGTCGTCACGGAATACGCGGGACGGGGAATGAATGTCCAGGGTAGATTTATAGGCGTTGTTTGCCGCCCGGGCGAGGGATCGGTAGGTCGATACCAGGGAGGAGCGCATACTTTCGGCGCCCTCGATATAGCCCTCAATGGTGGCGGCGCCCGCGGCCCCGGCCTCTACGGAGACGTCGAGCTCGTCCATGCAATCTTTCATGCGCTTCTCGATGTCAGCCATTTTTTCGGAGAAATCCGTCTCCATTTCGGCGACGGTATCTCCAAAGGCATTTTTACCCTCCTCGACCTTTGCGAGCTGTTCGTTCAGGGCCGCGATCTCGTCCTCGCCGCCCTCGACAATGGCCGCGAGGATCTGAGCGGACTCCTCGGAGCCGTCCGCGAGCTTTTTCACGAGGCCCTCGTCTACGCCGAGTTCCATAGCCTTTTGAATGTTGGCGGCGTAGGTCTCCATATAGGAAACCTGGCCCTTGAGGGTCTCAATCAGGCTATCAATGGAGGTTTTGGCCGTGCCGTCGAGATCATTAAAGAGCCCGAGTTGTCCCTCGATACTCTCGACCGCTTTCGCGTGGCTCTCCTCGTAGGCCGTTTGTAGGGCCTCCATTTCGGAGATCAGTCCATTTACTGTGGAGGTCATTTCCTCGGTGGCCTGGGCGCTTTTTTCCTGCCACGCGCCGAACTCCGCCGACTCCTCCTCGAGGGCGGCGATCTGCGCTTGATTGTCCTCGAGGGCCGTTGTGAGCTCGTCTATGTTGTTTTGGAGCGTCCAGGTATTCCCGGAGCCTGTTTCCTGGGCCTCCGCAAGGGCCGCTTGCGCTTCTTCGAGGCGGGAGGTTATCTCCGCTTGCTCGGTGTAAAGCTCCGAGAGGCGGGCGACCTGGGCCTCGTACTCCTCTTGATCCGCCGCGCGTTCGACCAGGGCGTCGAGGGCCTCGGTCGTCATGTTGATCGAGTCCGTGGCGGCGTCGTAGGCGAGACCGAGGTTCGGAACGTCCTCGTTAAGCTGGGCCACCATTTCGGCGATTGCGGCCTTTTGAGCGGCGGATTTTTCCTCTACCTCGAGGAGGGATTGCAGGGAGTCCACCGTCGCGGCGGTCGTGGCCTGTTCCTCGGCCATAGAGTCGGAGAGTTCCTCATAGGCCGACTTTGTTTCCTGGAGAGACTCGGTAAAGGCCCGCGTCTCCTCGTCTGCATTGTCCAGGGTGAGGATAAAGGTTCCGATAGCGGCCACGAGGGCAGTTACCCCCGCCGCCACCAAAAAAGCCGGATTTGCCGCCATTACGGCGTTAAGTACGCCTTGCGCCACGGCGGCAATACTCGCGGCGTTGGCCGCGAGGGTTACTCCCGCCGCGAGAGTGCCGATCCCGACCGTTGTCGCCGTGATCGCCTTGACGAGCCACGGGTTTTCATTGACGAAATCGGTCGCCCAGGTAAAGGCGTCCGCGCCCACGGAATACAATTTCTCGAGGGCTGGGTTCAGTTGGTCGCCGATGGCGATTTTCAGGTTTTCCGAGGCCGTCGTCATTCGCTGTTGTGCAAATTCCGTTGTATCGGCCATTGTCTCGAAATTCCGCTCGACGGCGCCGGAGCTGTTTTGCATTTTTACGAGGGTATCGTTAAATTTCTCCGATCCCTGGTTGAGGAGCGTTAGGGCGGCCTGTCCGGCTGTGGTAGAGCTCCACAAGTTCGAGAACGCGGTCGAGTTCCCGTCTACGCTGTCCGAGAGGATCGAGATAACGTCGCCCAGGCTTGCGCCGTCCGCCATGAGTTCGGCAAAGGATTTCCCGGTCTGCTCCTCGAGGATCGTCGCGACGGTGCCGCCCTCGGAGGCCAGCTCGTTAAACATGGCGCCGAGGTTCGTCGTCGCTATGGCCGTATTCGTGCCGCTTGCGGTGATAATCGCATAAGAGGCGGAGAGCTGGTCGAGGCTCACGTTATACGCCGCCGCGGTCGGGATCACACGTCCCATAGTGGCCGCAAGCTCGCCGACGCTGGTTTTACCGAGGTCTTGCGTCTTTACGAGCATAGAGGCGACCTTTTCGGCGTCCGAGCCCGCGAGGCCGTAGGCATTGAGGGCAGTCGTAACGACGTCAACGGCGGTCGCTGACTCCGTAAAGCCCGCGACGGATAGCTTTGTCGCGGTAGAGACGAAATCGACCACGTTCGCGGTGTCCACGCCCGCCGACAAGGCTTGATATGTGGCCTCGGCGAGAGACTCCACCGCGACGCCCGTCTCGCCGGAGAGGCTCACAAGCTGGGCTTTGATCGTGTCCATAGAGACGACGGAGGTATCGGCAAGGGTGGAAACCTTGGCGAGGGCCGTCTCGAAACCCGCCGCGGCCTGAGAGCACTCCATGAGTGCGTCTGCGATCTCTTTCACGCTCTTAGCGACGCCCGCCGCGGCCAGTGCGGCGGCGAGCTGGGTTATTCCGTCCTTGGAGTCTTTGACCTTGTTCCCGAATTTGTCGATAGAGGTCGCGCACCCATCTGTTGACTTTTTGGCCTCGTCGAGGTATTTATCGTTTTCGCTTATAGCCTCGTTCGTCTCGTTGAGCTCGATCTTTGCCTTGTTTAACTGCTGTTGCCAGTTCTCGACGCCCCGCTCGGCGGCGTTCTGTCCGGCTTCGGCGTTCGCGAGCTCCTCTTTCCACTTTTCGAGCTCGGCGGTGAGGGCCGCTTGCTCCTCTGAGGTGTCCCCGGTCGAGTCTTTCAGCTCCGCGAGGGCTTGCTCATACTTCGAGACGTTGGCCTCCGCCGCCGCGACGCGGTCGGCGTAGGCTGTTTGTGCCTTTTGGCAGTTCTCGAGGGCCTTTTCCAGCTCGGCGACCTTTTTCGCCTGGGCCGTCTGCATAGCAGAGAGGGCCTCACCTTTCGCCGTGAGGGCCTCCATGCTGTTCGCGTTGTTCTTATATTCGCTCTGCACCAGGGCGAGGGACGACTTGAGCGTCTTTAACTCCGAGTTGCAAGAGGCTATTTTCTGTTTATACTCGGCCTCGCCCTCAACGGCGAGTTTGGTCGAAATCGTTCTTACTGCCATACGGCGAGGCTCCTTTCGTGTATGGGAATACTCAATAAACTACTTGATATTCCCATAAAGGCGGGTTATACTTGCCCTATGAAATGCAAATATTTTCGCTTTATGTTGGAGGTGTTCAGTATGAGGAAACTTTCTTTTTTGGCGCTTGTGCTTGCTATGTGCTTATGCCTCGGAGCGTGTTCCAGCGGCGAGGCGCCCTCCGTGCCAGAGGAGCCGACGACCGCCGTCCCGGAATATTCGTTCATCAACTCCGACCGATACGTCCAAAGCGGGACGACCGGGATCGGGTATCGCGTGGCAATCGGCGACGGCGCGACCGAGGAGGAAATGAGGGCCGTTTTCGGGGAACTCTGTTCCGCCGACTCCTACGATCTGCACACGGTATGGTTTTACGGCCTCCCGAGCGACGTCGAGGACGTCGGCTCGTTTTCCGTAGGTATGCTCGAGGAAAAATCTCGCGGCGCGGAGCCTGTCTTTACGCCCTGCACCTATGACGCCGATACAATAGCGGCTTTGAGGGAGAGAGGAGCGGAGATCGAACAATCCGACGAGGCCCGGAGTATTCCGCGCCCGAGCATACAACAAGAGGCCCTCGTCGAGGAAAACCGTTTCTATCCCGTAGACGGCGCGATTTTCACCACCGCCGCCGACGAGAACGGCCTCGCCGATACCCCGTTTTGGGTTCGCGGAGAGATCGTCTCCCGCTCCGACGTCGGAGGTTATGATACAATCCAGCTCTCCACGGAGTACGGGGCCCTCTATATTTCCGCCGTCTCGGTCAATATTCCCGAGATTGACGAGGGGGCGGAAATAACCGTCTATTTCGTCTATTCCGGCTTTTCTGACGCCCTGGACGGGCCCTGCGGCGTGTATGCCTATCACGAATAAAACTCCCGAGGAGGGGCCGTTGCTGTCACGCGGCGGCCCCTTTTAGTCGTCCTGAACGGCCTTTTTGCCACGGGCCCGGAGCCATAGCTCCCACATATCGAACAATTCTCCCGGAGGCATGAGGAGCGCCTCTTTCCGGGAGACGCCGCATAACGCCGCGATCCGCCCATAGTGGGCGCGTGTCACGTCGTTTTTTTTTGCGCGATCAGCTCGGCGAGGCCGAGGTCGATCTCGTCGTTTTCTTCGACGACTTCCCGGCCATAGCCGAGCTCCATAGCGGCGGGGATCGCGAGCTTGAGGGCCGCGATCTCGCTCGGTGTAATAGTGGCCCGGATCGTGGCCGCCTCGATGATCGGCCCCTTGTCGTAGCCCAGGTGTCGGCGGGCGAGCTCGCCTTGCTCGGCCAAAATGGCCGCGGCCTCACAAGCTACGGAGAGGCCGTCCCGCGTGTTTTTGCCAATGGCCCCGAGGAGTTCCGCCGCGGTGCCGAATTTTTCTTGCAGTTGAAACATGGCCTCCCCGGTATAGGCGAGGTATTGCGTTCTCCCGGCGAGGGTGATTTTTACGGCTTTCATGGTATGCCCTCCAAAGTGTGAAAATAGGGAGGCGAGGGAAATCCCCGCCCCCCTGCGTCAGCTTTAGCCGCCCGGTGTGACGGTTCCCTTGAGCCGTTCCTTAACCCAGGCTTTCGCCGCGGCCTCGGTGGTGAGCTCCTCCGTAATTCTCCAATCATCGGAGTTGCAACGGAAAACCGTAAAGGTCGTGGAGTTCGTACCGAACGTGATAGAGTCCGCCTTGGTGGCGGCGTTATCATTTCCGAGCACGGCCTTAACCCTGGGGTAGAAATAGCCCTTAAAGAGCTTCACACCCTTACGCATAAGGACTTTGTAATAGGCGAGGCCGCCCAGCGGCGCGGAGTCGCCCGCCTTGTAGTGGACTTTCTTCTCCTCGACGGTGCACCCGTAGACCTCTGCCGCGACGTCGTCCGTCATGTCGTCGGTCTCCATAGCCACCGAGCCGGACGAGAACTCGTCCACGCTCTCGGCGAGCTCGTCGTCGGCGTAGAGCTTGCCGGAGGCAAGGTTTACGGTGAGATCAGCCTTGACGAGGCGGCCAATATTGACCGGGCCCTCGTAGGTGGGGAGGGCGTCGTCCGGCTCGGTCTTGATCTTGGAAAAATGCGGATACTTAGCTCCGAAACTTGCCATAGTAAAACCTCCTATTGAGAATTAAAGTTTTTTGCCGTCCAGGTAGGCGTGATAGACTTTCTCGCCCGCCGCAACGGCTTCTTGTTCTTTCCGCTCGTTCGCGGTTTTGAGGGCAGGGCGGCCCGGTTGGCCTCTTTTGCCGAACTCATTCACAAAGGCGACCTCCGCGTTACGGGTGCCGCGCTTGTTGTGGCCCTGCGGGGCGACGGTGATCGACTTGTCGAGCCCCGTCCGCTTGATCTTGCCCTTTTTGATCGAGGCGGCGGTCGTTCCCGTATAATACGGGCCTTTCCACATTCTCGACGCCTCCGACCGCTGGGCGGCCTCGATTACGTCGGCCTCTGCATTGAGCATTTGATCCGTTACGGAGTCCGGGAGGCGGGCCAGTTCGTCGAGATCGCCGATCAGGTCGTCGAGGCCGGAAACGGACATGGTTCCCATTATTCCGCCCCCACTCCCCGGGCGAGCTGACACTCGAAAACGTGGTGCTGTCCCTCTTTGTCCGAGGCGTTTGTATAGCTCGGCCAGGTAGTACCCGCCGCGGCCAGGGCTTTTTTAATGGCCCGCCGCTTCTCGATAGTGTCCTCGCCTGTCGGGGCGAATAGGTGGACGGAGATCGAGAAAAGCTCATGCTCCGGCTCGTCGTCGCCGAAATCTGTCGGGGTGGATATGTACCCGAATGTGATATAGGTCGGCTCGGTGCCCTCGTAGGTGTCGGCCTCGACGGGCGCCACGGGCTCGAGAGCGGCTTTCAGTAGGCTATTGACCGTCATACCGCCGCCCCCTCTCCGCCGCCGTCCTTGGCGCCCTCGGCGGGCTTCGGGGCCTCTTTGCAATTAAGCTCGATAACCTCGCCCGCTCGGGTGTACGTCCTCACGACCTCGTATGGGTTTCCGCCGTATTCGATCCGGGTCTCGCTCTCATAGTCCGATCCTCGCACCTCGAGGACAAGAGCGATTTTGTCTCCGGCCTGTTTGGCGGCGTAGAACTCGGATCGGGTCGCGGATTTCTTGTTGACAAAAACCTCCCGCCGCGCTTCGGTCTCGACCTTGTAGCCGTTTTCGTTGACCGTTTTTTTCACGCCGACGAGGGTCGCAATATCTCGCCAATACACGAGAGCTACACCTCCTCCGTGGGTTCGATATACTCCGAGGCCATAGAGAGCGCGATCTTTTGACTCCTGAACGAGGCGCGGTATTTATCCGCGTCGTCGTTGTCGAGGCCAAACTCCGCCTTGACATAGGTCGAAATCGCTTGCTTTACGAGCGGATCGGTCTCGTCCGCCGCCCTGGCCGGGAGGACGCCGCCGCGCATGAGATCGGCGCGGGCGGCGAGGATCAGGTCTTTAATTTCCCCGTCCAGCTTATCGACGGACGAGCGCACCCGGAGACGAATATCGGAGAGGTACTCCGAGGAGACCTCCGCCGCGGCGGTTGTGTTCGCTTGCTCGCTCATGGCGTCCTCCTTAACCCGAGATCGTGTACTCCGCCGTCAGGACGTCCGAGGCGGTATGCCCGTCCGCGTAGGCTTTCGCCTTGATCGTCACGGCCTCCGTAATGGTGATCTTGTTCTCGTAGAGGGTGGACGACTGCGTCGGGTTAGACTTGTCCAGCGTGTAATAAATCCTCGCTCCATCGGTCGCAGAGGAGAGCTCTACCTCCGTACCGCTGGCGACCGGGCCCGCGGCAGGGTTCGCCGCGGGCGTCTCAGTCTTGGCCGATGGAACTACGCTTTTTTTACGCGGATAAAGCCGTTTTCGGTGACGACGTTACCGCCGATCATGGCCTCGCCCATGACAGCGAGGAGGCCCTCGGCGAATTTGTAATCGCGGGAGACTTCCACGGAGTAGGGGCCGAACAAATCGAGCTGATAGGCGTAGGGCTTGCCGTATGCCATGCAGTAGGACGCCGCGGCGGTGCCGGAGGCAGACAGCGCGGGAAGATCGTCCACAATGCAGAACTTCACGACGAGGCCGCCGTCCTTGATTGTGCCCGTTGTGGTGCTTTCCTCGGAGAACTCGATCTCATAGACCGCCTTTTTCTCGTTGGTGCCGCGGACGTCACCGAACGCGATCAGGTCGGTCTTGTTCAGCAGGAGGACGCCGCCGCCCTCGACGTTCTTCGCGCCGCCGTAGCTGAGAGCAATCTTGCGGAGCGTGGTCTCGTCAATGGAGGAAATCTCGAGGTCGGTTCCGGCGCTGATGGCCGCGGCCTTGAGAATACCCGTAGGCTCGGGGATCGTGGCGGCAGGATTACCCGTAACGATCAGGGTTCCCGTCTTGGCGCGGAGAGCGTTCAGGGCGGACGCGGAAACGCGATCCTGATAGTTGAGCGGGGTCGTGCGCTGGATATTGCGGGAGACATAGGAGAGGGTCGTTACCAGGGTCGGCACGATCTTAGCGATCTTGAGGTTCGGAGTGCTTTCGGGGGTGGCGGAGCCGTCGTCTTTCTTGGTGGCCGCGGTCTGGCCGCCGCTTACCTCGTAGGCTACGGAATCCTCGCCCATACCGTCAGCGGGGACGACGCGCACCATATCGACGATCCCGGAAACGACATTCTGACCAGGGTTAATGCCGGAGACGCGGGACGGCTGGGCGATATTGCCCCCGGACAGCGTCAGGGAACGGTGGAGGGCCTCGGTCGTGATCTCCATGCGGTGCTCAGTCGCGAAACGCTGGGCGCGGGCCTCGACCTCACCGACGCCGATACCCTGCAAGTCGGCCATACGGGCCGCGCGAGCGTTTACGCCATAAGGCAGGCCACCGCCCGCCGCTTCGCCGTGAGCGCCGCCGCGGCCAGTAATGGGATTGACGGGGCCCGGGGTGGGATCGCCCTCGTCGCCGGAGCCACGGTCGCCGTGGCCGCCGCGCTCGCCCTGGTGGGGATCAATGCCGCCATTGAGGCGGCGGGTCGCGGCCTCTCTGCGGTCGAGCTCGCGCTCCTCTTTGTCCAGGTCGTCAAGCTCACGCTCGAGGGCGTCCATATCGACCTCGTCGGTTCCGGCCAGCATGGCGCGGATTTCGGCGCGGCGCTTTGCGATTTCCTTACGTCTTTTTTCAAACATGGTTCTTTCCTCCTGTCATTCGTCAGTATGTGAGTAGGTACGAGTGCGAGCTAAAAGCCTCCGCCGCCTCGCGGCTTGCTCCAAAACCTTAACCTCTTTCGAGTGCTCCACCTCGAAAAAGGATCGTGCGGAGAGGGACGTCTCCTCATACGCGGGAATATCCACCGCGGAGACGTCGTATAGCTTGCGGATTTTAGTAATCGTCCGGGTGTGCGTGACGTTGTCATACTTGGACTCGCGCACGGAGAACGAAAAACTCATTTTGTCGATATAGCCGCCGTCGATCTCCTCGTAGAGATCGCGGCCCGCGGCGGTGCCGGAGAGATCGGCCTCCATATCGACGCCGCGGTCGGTGATATTGAGGCTCAGAGTCTTATTACGGAGGCGGGCGACCACCTTTCCGCCGTGGTTGTAATTCATAATCACGTCGGACATATCGCACCCGTCAAAGGCGTGGCGGTCGATCACCTCGTAATATTTGACTCCGTCATACTCATAAAGGCACGTCGGGGAGTCGAACACTACCGCCGTACCACGGACGCGATATGCGTCGTTTTCTCCCTCGCGTGGAATGAGGGAGAAATCTTGCAAGGCTCTATATTCTCGGCCTTTCTTGATAGGCATTTACTGCCCCTCCTTTCCTGTTTTCGGCTCTGTCGGCTCGGGGCCTTTCTGTGGATCGCCGGGCGGAGGGTCGGTCTCCGTCGTCTGGCCCGTGCTCCCGAGCTGGTATTTGTCGATAATATCGGCGTTTACCATGTTCAACGTCTGCACCCTGCGGGCGCCCTCCTCGCCGCCGATGGGCGGGAAACCAAAAATATCGAGAACTTGATCCAGGGAGACGGCGCCGATATTCGTCAAGAACTGAGCCGCCGAGACGCGCTTGTCGAGGGTCTCAAACTGAATACGATCCAGCTCGCAAACGATCTCATTTCCGAAACCCTGCTCCCGCTCCGTAAATAGGGCATTTGTGAGGCCTTGGGCCAGTTGCATATAAAACGGGGCGAGCTGGCCGCGATAAAAGGCGTCCATTTTCTCGGCGTCGGCCTTGTTCTGAACAATGTCCTCATTTACACCGAAATAGTCGTAAATCTCCCGCCGCACAAACTCGAGTTGTCCGACTGGGAGGGGCGTTTCCTTTTGCGTGATGGGCGTATATTCGTACTTGTTATCAATGACGATCACGCCCGCGCCGTTCGTCTCCATGCGGAGGTTATCTCGAATGAAGTCGTCGCGGCGGCTGTTCAAATCCTCCTGTTTGGTGACGCTGTTCGCCTTGAGTATGCCGCGGATCACGGAGACGAGCTTTGCAAACTTGCTCATACTCTTGTTGAACGAGTCCGCGGTCTCGAGGGTGGGCGTCAACGGCGTGTTGTTGTCGCCGAAAATATCGTTATCGAGATAGTGACGGCGGAGGTGGATAATCTGCTCGTATGGGACGGTATATACCGAGCCCGTGGCAAAGGTGAGGCGGGCGTACATTTGTCCCATGTACTCGACAAGATCGACGCGGGAGGCGTTGATCGGGTAAAGGGCCGTGAGCTTTCCACCGTCGAATACGGGCAGAATAAAGGCGTTGTTGTAAACCGCAAATTGAGCGGCCACCCGGTAATAAAAGGCGTAGGCCGTCATATACGGGTTGGGTTTGCTTTGCAAAAGGCGGTTGATATAGTCGGACATATCCTCGCGGCGCCCGCTCGCCCGCCGAATGTGCCTCGGCTGGATTTTGGCCGCGTTTCGCGCCCAGGCGTCCACCGCGGCGCGGACGGTCGCAATATCCCAGGCCCGCCCGGAGAACGGCGTAAAGCTCGAGTCGAAAGAGGATAGGAGCCGAAACGCCGGGAGGTTTGAGCCTCCGTCTCCCGTGGGGCGTTTCCCGAAAATGCTTTGAAATAGGCCTCGAATGTTCATTTTTTCACCCCACGTTATACATGAAATCTTCGTAATACTTGACGTAGATCGTCCAGGCGTTGAGGAGCGAGACCATGCCGTCGATCCTGCGCTTTTCGGTGATCTTTACGGGCTGAATGTTGTTGAGGCCCGATTTTTTGACGCCCGTATTCGTCAAGCACCATACGAGCATAGGGTTTCCGTTGTAATTAACCTGTTTCCCCTCAAGAGCGGCGCCCATTTCCCGCATGGGCTGACTCCATGTATAGGGGCCCTGGGCGACGGCCTCCATATCGAAACCGTTTGATCGCATTTCGTCCACCCAATAACCCGCGAGGGCCCGGTCGTAGCCGACTTTTATACAGTCGATTTTGTACTCGTCCCGCATTTGGCAAAACCAGGCCGTGACGTCGGAATAATTGACGCGGTTTCCCGGGCAGATAGTGAGGAGGCCGCGGTCGGCCCATTTTCGATATGGGGCCTCGTTGGTGTTCTTCTCCTCGAGGTGTGCGACACGCTTTTCCGGGAGGAAATATTGTTGCAGAACATAGACAATCGGGTCTCCCGGCTTGCGTATGAGGAGCGTCGCCGCGGTGAGGTCGGTCGTAGCCGAGAGGTCGCACCCGCCGAGGGCGTAGGTGTTATAGACGTCCTGGAACTCAAAACGGAGGTCGCTCTTAATGGCGTCGAAAGAGAGCCAAACCGCCGCCGACACTTCCCGGATATTGAAATCCTTGCAGAGGACGCCGGGGAGATCGTCGGGGCTGTTCTTCGCCCGCTGGACAAAGTCGGCAAGGGTCTTATACTTCTTGATCGTCCCGAGGCCCGGGTTCGCCTTTTGCCATTTGGTCGGGTCTGTCCACTCCTCGCGGGCGTCCAGCTCGTAGAGGATCGGGAGGAAAGTCGGCTCCTCCATTTCGCCGTCCGCAATTCTGCAAGCGATCTCATAGAGGCTATCGAAAACGCTCTCTCGGACGGTGCCCGCGGTGGTAATCATCACAACGAGCGGTTGGCGGCGCGAGGAGGTGGACTGTTTCATAACCTCATAGAGGCCGCGATCCTTTATCGCGTGGAGCTCGTCAATGATTACGGCGTGAGAGTTCAGGCCGTCCAGGGTGTTAGAGTCCGAGGCGAGGGCCTCAAAGGTCGAGGCCGTAGCCGGAAAATAGAGATCATTCCGCCGCTTTTTCAGGACGGCCCGTAGCTCCGGCGACTGCTTCACCATGTTTATAGCTTCGGTGAGGACTTTTTTCGCCTGGTCTCGTTTGGTGGCGACGGAGTAGATTTCCGCCGCGCCCTCATAATCCGCGATCAGCATATAGAGCGCAATCGCGGCGAGGAGTGTCGATTTTCCGTTTTTACGGCCTACGAGAAACATCGTCTCGCGGTATCTGCGGAAACCCGTCTCCCGCTCGAGGAAACCGAAAAGGGCTTGAATATAGGCCTTTTGGAAAAGCTCGAGCTTGAGAGGGGCACCGATCACGCCTTGAGACTGCTTGCAAAACCGCTCCGCGAATAGGATCGGGCGCTCGCCGACGTCCTCGTCGAAATAGTACGGAGAGGCCGGATCGGGCTCGCGGATTTCCCGGGCGAGGCGCTCGTAAACGGCACGGACGCGCCGGGAGGTGACTACCTTTCCGCTCTCGATTGCCTCCCAATACTCGAGAATGTAATTCACCGCTTACCAGCTCCCGCGGGCTTCGTGGCGAAATTCATAAGCTCCTCTCCAGCCTGTTTCTGAGTTTTCTCCGGGAGGAGGTCGAGGAGACTTTTCGAGAGGGAGGTAAACGACTTGATCGTCGTATTGTAGCTCTTGAGGGCCGGGGTTTCGCGGCGTAACTGCTGGGCGCCCTGCTTAAAATCTTCGATCAGGTCGCCCGCGTTGATCTCCTCGACGAGGCGCTCGAGAGTGACGGTCGTAACGGCAAATTGATAGATCAGGCCGTCCGCAAATTGCTTTCTTTCGGCGGGTAGATCACGGAAAAGACGCTGAATTTTCTTTCTTTTTACCTCGATTTTGTCGGAGATAGAGAGGCTTTCATAGGGGATTTTTGATTTTGCCATTAGATGTGTAACCTCCTCTCTTTTTGCGCTATACCCCCCCTTATGTATGCGCCCGGGGGGTTCTAAACGAGATTAGGCAGATCGGAAGAGCGGTTCAGCAGGA